ACAACAGATTCAAAGGCAGTACCTGCAGGTGCTTGATATGTCGATGAATTATTTACCAAACTAACATTATAAAAATTATTAGTGGTTAAACTTCTTAAATTTTTAACACCAACTGTTGGTGAATTATTTACGTGAGCCACAAAAGATGAGGACGGTGTTATGATATTATAACTCAATCCACTGTCTAATTCAGAATAATAACTATGTCTATTGGTAGTATATGCAGAATATGAATTAGGACCTGATATATTAGGTGTAAAAATATAAGAAGGATAAAATAAATTAAACCCATTATTTGGTGTTGCATTGTCCACAGAACCATTATGTTTAAACATTAGTTCTTGATTAGAACCTGCGGTAGTGTTTTGAATAGGTATGTTTAATCTATAACTACCATTTATTAATACGTCAGATGTTGATGTTGAGCCAAAAAGTTTACCTAAACCTATTTGAGTACTGTACTGCGGTGAATACGGGTCGACCCCTCTTTGTAGAATAATTACATAGTTTTGTGTTTGGTCTATATAATCCACATTTTTTAAATTAATACCACAAGGAAATGGTATAACTCCGCTAATATCGGTTTTAATAATAGTTGTAGTACTTTCTAAAATACCTGCAAATGTTTTATCAAAATCTGTATATGCGGAATATCCTCCACTAATATTTCTAAAACTAGAAATTGTCATACCAGTTACAACTTGAAAATACTCAACATCACTTGGGTATTCATATAACCTTTCATCAGTATATGTTGAGACGAAAGTATAATTTTTAATTAAATTTGTATTAAAATTAAAGGGGTCAGCATAATTAATTGAAATTGATGTAGGGTATGTTGTAGTCCCTGATGTATTATTGGTACCAAGACTATTAGTCGAACTACCAGTTAAATTAGGGTCGGGTGATTTTCCAGGATTAACAAAAGTAATCATAGTACCAGCACTAAGGGTACCTAATGCGGTTGTACTAATTAAAATTAAAGTATTATCAAGGTGTGGAGTATTTCCAGCGTTTGAAGGCTCCCATTCAACAGATATTTGATTAAATCCTTCGTGATATTTTGTTTTAGAGTTAAAAAGATTAATTCTTTCTCCAAAAGGTAAATTAGGAGTACTATAAACGTAATCAATACCTGAAATAGTGTACTGAGTATTTTTTGGAACAAATTGGTTTTCAGTTGCACCTGTAAAACCCGCCAACTGTTCACTTAATCTAGCAACTTCTGAAAGGTCACCAGGAAAACAAGATAACGACGCACTTTGTAAATAAGTTAATAATTTAGTTGAATATATTTGACCTGTTGTAAAATTTGATAGTACGGATGATGATGCCGAAGCCGATGCCGATGGTGATGAAGTTGTTCCTCCTGATGGCTCTCCAGAATTATTACCGTCACAATCACAAACATCACAATCAGGGTAAGTCATCATAGGTAATTTAATAGGTCCAAATTTAAATTTCTTAATGTCTTCCCAATATATAAGAATTAAAATCGCAATTACTAGATAAATCGCCCCCATAATACCAAACCCAGCCGCCGCACCAACATCACTGGCAGCTATTGCAACACCCATAGCAATGAATTGATTAGCAGATTCAATACCCAACATAACAGTTAACCCTAAAAGTAAAAAATCAATTAACCAACTATTCCAAATGAAGGCTAAAATGTGGTAAACGGGTAATATAATAAATGTGAAAAGTATTCCTAAAATGGCAATTAAAATATTAAATATTATCCACATAATGGTAGTATGAAATACTCCATCATTTACGGGATAACGATTAACATCATCTGAACAAGTATCATCATCAATCCTTTTAATACCAATAAACCTTTCTCTATTATTTGATGACTTATAATTGTCCACTAATTGAGCGGTGGTATATACTTTATTGTAATCAAATTCATAAAACCTATCAACACAATTTATAGCATCTGCAATATCAGGATTAGTAATATTAATGACAGGACTCGATGTGTAAGCCGACCAGTCTAAACTAAACGCATATGAAGATTGGAAATCTAAGTTATTTTGCGATGGTCCAACAGGTATTGAACCTGAGTCATTCCAACCTTTTTCTCTAATATTTGGAATTAAGAAATAACCTCGTTTGTAATCTTGGGTAACAGAACTACTTTGTTGCCATTTAACCTTGAATCTATATTTTGCTTTGGTAGGAACACCAACGGATGGGTCATCAGATAAAACTTGTTCACCAAACTCATTTGTATAGACATAGTCCATATTCATTGGTAAATCAAATAACCAAGTACCTGTACCATCTATCAATTTTCCACCATTTGGTAATTTGGTTCTTTCTAAAATTGGCAACCCATTTGAATCTCGATATATTGTTTGACTAATCGCAATAATTTCACCAGGTCCTGTAATCATTTTACATAAATCACCCGTAACTTTTGGAACAGTACCATTACCTGATAATGCGGTTTTTTCAGTAGAACTCATTAAAGACCCCATAAAGATAGAGGTCGGTTGGATATCAATATTGGCTTCAGATGTTAAATCAAAATCACTTCGAGTAATTCCTATCTGACATAAATCAGGTTGTCCCCAGAATGGAGAAACCTCAATTGTCTTATTTAAAACAATAATTTGAGGTAGTTCGTTAAAGTTTGAAGAATTTTTAAATCTATTACCATCAAATTGTTCTTCAGTCGCAACACCCATTCTAACTAAATCCGCAGGTGCCAATGAAAAAGGCCCGATGTCTGATAAATCCACATTCATAACTAATGTTTGTGAACCTACAGGAACTCCGTATATCATATAATCACCACTATCATTTGTTGTAACGGTGTACTTATAATATTTTTCGTATAATTCAACTACTGTTTGATTTACTAAGGCGTCTTTTCTTGTTGGGAATGTTCCTGTTGGAACGTGTCCTGCGTAAGAAGGAATGTATGGAAGTATATTAAATTTAAAACCATCTTCGTTAGTATCTTCTAAGGTTTTAAAAGGATATAATGTAGAGATTACAGGATTATTTTCATCTTCAGTTTTTAAAGGAATGAAAACCGATACTTTAGCGTTAGGAATACCGTACCCATTATTAGCGAATATTCTACCAGCAATAACTCCATAGTCAGAGCACATTCTAAGATAAACATCGTCTTGTCTTATCTTTAAAGATAAAATTTCTAACTGTTCAAAATCTTGGTCTACCTGAACTAATAAATTTTGGTCTTTACCAGGGGTCGCCTTTATTCTATATGTTTTACCCATTAATATTTCTTCCTTTACTTCATAAATAGTTTATTGGTCGTTTTTCAAAATAAAAACCACATACACTATTTCAAATAGAAATAGGTATTATCATAAACATACACCTAAACTGAGGAAAATAAATTATTAACTAATAGATACTGTTTGGAAATTCTTAACCTTAACAGTAATATCTTTATTAGGGAACCTAACTTGGTAGATTTGATTAGGTAATGCAAATATTGTATTATCTACAGGACCTATTTGTTTTGTTGCAGGGTCTGAGTAAGCCATTGATGTTTCTGAAGAAGAGTATTGTCCACCAACTTTATTGAAAACTTTTAAATCTGTTAACGATAATACTCCGTTTTCAGATTGAATTATCCTATTAATTTCAGAAATGTTTACGTTTTGACCCAATTGTCTAATAGCAGGATTAAAATAATCACTTACTTTATTAATAATTGAACTGATAACCGCTCCTTGGTTTTGGCTAGCATCTAATACTACCGACACTTCTAACGACAAATCAATAACCTGTGCAGTTTCAACTGATATGTAGTCATTCAACATTCTATAGTTTGACAAATATTCCGCTAAGTTATTTAATAAAGTATTTGAAACTATTGAGGTTAAAGCACCTGAAGTATCGTAGGATAATGTCTTAATTTTAATCTTATTATCTTCTTCAACAACCGCAACTTTTGCAGGCGCTCCAAATTGACCTGGCATTTTTCTAATTAATGCTTCATAATCACTAATTGTAACCGCTCTATTTTGTGCAGAAAAGTTAAACGATACATAGTTTCTAACTTCTTCTAATGAAGGTAAACCAGCACCACCAATTGCCGCAGTTACGTTTGTACAAGATAATGAATTAATTACCGATGTATTAGTACCCTCTGAAGGTCCGTTAACAAAAAATGAAACGGTTCCAATTTGGTTAATAACGTTAACTCCTAAATTAGTACCTAACCCTCCACCAACTCTATATTGAATAAACAATGTGGTGTTTGCTTTTAAAGTAGAACCTAATGAGAAATTATTCAGATAATTCTGTACACTTTGAGTGTTGATTCCCGTTCTTGAAAACTCTTTAAGTTGGTCGTCGGCCGATGTGTTTCCACCACCAAAAGTCATTTTTAAAAATCCTTCAGGTGTGAACTCAGTAATAAACCTATCATTAGTAGTGATGTACTTACCAACTTTAATACCTGGTCGGTCTGAAGGTTTTGTAGTGTCTTCAATAAAAACTCTGTCTTGGGCTAAAGCATCTACTTCATACCATTTACCCACATCACTTAAAAACTCTTGTGGCG